GGTTTCTATCCCGACGGGGACCCACGTCCCGGATACACGGACTGGGTATCCGAACATGAAGTGGTGTTGGAGCCGTGGAACGGCTAAACATCACGGCCAAGGACGGCCATCTACACAATAAACACACTGAGGATAGAAAAATGAACTTCAAAACCGACAAACTATTTCTTGAGCTGGTAGCAGCACATAAAGCTGGTCTTAAAATTGCACGTAAACCGGGGAACCGCTCTGCTTACGCGGCTCTGATTCAGAAGCAAATGAATTTACAAGAGAAGCTGATGAGGCAGTATGATGTTTCTTTCATACAATTAAACGGCGCAATGATCAGCGCATGATTGACGAAATAGGCCAAGGACGGCCATCTACACAATAAACACACAGAGGATAGGAAAATGATCATGAATAAAGAAATCGCGGTCGGACTGAAGATGCTGGCTTTTACATACCCCCGTCAAGGGGCTGGCTGGCCTGCCTCTGATATTGAAGATAAGGCAGAGGCCTTCTTTCAGGAAAACAACCTTAACGATCTCGGGCAAACGCCCGAGGAAGCGGCTGCAGTGGAGGCGTACTACGCGGCTGAAAACGCTGCTAGGGCAGCGAAACGGGAGGAGGCAGCGGCAAAACGCGCTGCCCTAATACAGGCAGCGGTTGACGCTTTGCCGCGCAGTCGGACGCCAAAGGACGTGGCAGCATTTGCCACCCTAATACCCCGTTTCACCCTTGATGAAGCGGTTACTTTGGGGTTCGACCGTGTGCACCCCTATCAAACCAGCGATGTAGAAGTCGAACTAGGCGGCGGCGTAATACGCCCCATCAAAAAACCACGCCGCCACCACAACTAACAGAGGAAATGACCATGAAAAAATTCGCCTTTATCAGCCGTCACACCCCAACTAAGGAGCAACTTGACCTTGCTACCGAGCAAGGGATTGATATGACCTATATCGGTGACGCAGACGCTTTCAGCGTTGACCCTGATTTTGTCAGGGGCCGCGGTGACTTTGTAGGCGTCATCGTCGTACACCCTGCCGCAGCCCTGCGTTTGGCCTCATCCTTCTTGGTCGGGGTGTTTGAGCATGGCTATCTCGTGGAAGTGGCTGGTAAGCCTCGCTTTTACGCCACCTCTTTACAAATCTATGATCTGCGGGACTAAATAGATAATGTTAGACGACCTAGACGAACCTAACACAGCTCCGGGCATGTGCCCGGACTGTGGACAGCTAGCTGATATATGGATTGCGAACAGTCAACAGTACGAATGTCGTCTGTGTGACTGGCGCGGTAGAAACCCAAACAGAGAGATAAACAATGATACAAATAAACAACACTAGAGATATACAGCACACTGGACTTAAGGTTCTCGTATACGGGGCTTCAGGCAGTGGAAAAACTACGCTTGTCAGTACAACCCCTGCACCTATCGTATTGAGTGCTGAGGCTGGCTTGTTGAGTCTCAGGGATTACGATATTCCTTACATCGAAATCCGCAACATGGATGATCTGGCTGAAGCCTACCATTGGGCGGCTGAATCTGAAGAAGCTAGTCAGTACCAGACTGTTTGCCTTGACAGCATCAGTGAGATTGCAGAAGTGGTGCTGGCTGCTGAAAAGAAAAAGAATAAGGACGCCCGCGCAGCATACGGTGTTATGCAAGACACGATACAAGACTACGTGCGCAAGTTCAGAGACTTGTCCGGTATGCACGTATACTTTAGCGCAAAGCTAGAAAAGGTACAGGATGAAATGGGGCGTATACTGTACGGTCCATCTATGCCGGGGAATAAAATCGGCCAGCTACTCCCGTACTACGTGGATGAAGTGCTAGCGCTACGTGTAGAGCATAACGACACCAATCAGACCATCCGCATGCTACAATGCGAAGGTGACGGCACGTGGCTGGCTAAAGATAGGTCTGGTAAGCTGGACAAATGGATGGAGCCCGATCTGTCAGGTATTATGCAGAGGATCATAGCATGAAGATTAACGCCGAAGACGTGTTTTTTGTTACGGAAGAAGGAAAACAAACCACACTGGTTGATTTCATGCAAAGCGTACTAGCAACCATGCAGATGCTAAAAATTGAATCTGTAGACGCGAGCAATATCTTGCTTGTTGATGACAATGGAGACACTCTACCTTTAGAAGATTCTATGTGGGGCTGCATTAACGCCATAGAGGGCTTGAACGACAGATTATTAGACTTGGAAACAAGAAAGATTAGCAAACCACACTAAGGAGCAATAAACATGGCAAATTTAGGTTTTTCCGTTAGCCCAGAAGACGCAGTTGAGCATACATACGACGATAGCCCCGTACCTGCTGGCTGGTATGATGCAGTGATTAAGAAAGCTGAAATCCTACCCACGAAAAACGGCGGTCACAGGATCAATATACGCTATGATATTACTGGCCCCACCCTTGCTGGCCGCGTGGTTTTCGGTAGCGTAAACATTGCTCACCCAACCAGCCCAAAGGTAGCGGAGATCGGGAGAGAGCAAATTGCTTTGATTGCAGCCGCATTGAACAAGCGTATTTCCGACTCCGACGAATTAGTCGGCGGTGTCTTGCGTATCAAGGTCAAGATCACCAAGTCAGAGCAGTATGGCGAGTCAAACGACGTAGCATCATGGGGTAGACCATCCTCAGCGCTCCCACAAGCTCCCCTAGGCTCTGCTGCGCCTAAATCAGGCAACAACCCATTTGCCTCTGCTCCGCCAAACCCTTTTGCCCTCCCCCCCTCGGGTTAAATAGTTCTACACTTCCTCTGTAGAGACCTTTAGGGGGCTTATGGCCCCCTTTTTTTATGGACATGGACATGAACCTACCAGAACAAATCGATCACGTGCTAGAACAAACGGTAGAGAATCCTAGACCACATATAGGTGGCTCTACGCTCGGCCATCCCTGCGACCGTTACCTGTGGCTGGCCTTTCACTGGGCGGTCACGCAGCAATGCCCTGGGCGGCTACTAAGACTGTTTAAGCGTGGACAGGACGAGGAAGCATCCGCTATCCGGTACCTAGGACTGATCGGCGCAAAAGTGACGCAGCAGCAGCAGGTTGTTGACTTTGGACAGCATGTATCCGGTAGTGTAGATGGAATCATTACAGGCTTACCTGGACATGAGCTAGCGAAGGTGCTGTTGGAGGTTAAGACGCACAATAAAAAGTCGTTTAATGAGCTAGAGAAAAAGGGAGTACAGCTTGCTAAGCCCATACATTACACACAGATGCAGGTGTACATGCACGGGCTAAAGCTGGATCGTGCGCTGTACTACGCTGTTTGCAAGGATGACGACCGGCTACACACAGAGATAGTGATGTATAACCGGGAGGCGGCTGTCCTCGCTATCGAGCGTGGCCAGCGGATCGCTATGACCAGTAGAATGCCTGAGCCGATAGCTGCTACAGGTGATTACTATGTGTGCAAAATGTGCCCTATGACGGAGTTCTGCCACCAGACGCGATGCACCAAGAATGTCAATTGCCGAACATGCGCTTATGCTGATCCAACAATAAACAGCACATGGAGATGTATGGTTCATGGTGCTGACATCCCGTATAACTGGCAACTATCAGGCTGCGATAATCATGTCCTTCATTCGGACCTTGTACCGTGGCCTATGACGGTCAATGATGATGGCCCACCACAGTACAGGATTGACGGCAAACAAGTCGCTAACGGCGTGTCAGGGCCGGGAGTGTACAGTTCTAGGGAGATATTGGCTGATCCTGCTTTATGCGCGACTGCTGATCCCACCGTGGAAGAGCTGCGCTCACGCTTCAATGCAAAAATTGTTCAGCCTACTTAAAATTTTTGTTGACATTAGCATTCACAGCTTTACAATACTCCTTAACGCGGCAATTCAGCCGCGTTAAGGAGGTGATATTATGAGCGACGCAACAGCATTTTTACTAACTGGGCTTATTGCCCTTTTGCTGGCCTATGCTTACGTGGGGATGATCTAATGAGTATGGAAACTGTAACCTGTGAACTCGATGGTATACAGGTGGAATGTACGCTTGAGGTTGAGCCGGATACACCGGCTTACACGTCTGGTCTACCAGAGAACTGTTATCCAGCAGAGGGTGGTATCGGTGACATAGAAGTGACATATACCACAGATGGGCTGGTCAAAGTAGATGGTCAATGGATTAAGTTTGATGACGTAATGGTCGATATTACCGACCTGCTAACCCATGAGCAAATGGAATCACTAACGGAACAATGCTATGACTATTTTAGCAAAGATCAAACAGAGTATTGAGCATAGGAGTCTAGTGCGGGAGTATGACCGCATTAGACAAGAGATTGACGACCTACACGCACAGATAGACACGCTGTCTATTCGGTTGGGTACAAGCGTTCGTCGTAAGTGTGAGATAGAAATAGAACTGAGCAGGGAGCAATAATATGAGCTTTTTAGAGACTGTTTACCAACAGGTGCTGTCCATGCACCTTCCAGCAAGTAGTAACGATGTTTGCATCGCTATGAAAAACCATGAGTCGATGGGCGTACTGTCACCCGTCGCTAAGCGTGAAAAGGTCCGTAAGGCGCTGGCTGACCTACGCACTAAGCGGAAAGTGCTGATCTCATGGACTGATGACGACGGCATATTGTGGTGGAACCTAGCCCATCAAGAGGATACCAAACCGCAAGAGGCTGTCAGTGATGTCCCAGAAAAGCTGCCGGAGCTGTCTCATTCCGTCATCGTCATGCGTCAGATGCTTCGAGAGATCAGCAGGGCCTTGCTAAAGGCAGCCGATGATCTCTGATGGCATAATGGAGGACTATGGGCCGTATAAGCGGCTCATAGCGGCGATTATATTGCAAGCCATGCATGATGCTAGGCAGACCCCTATGGACTACAATAGCCCGGGGCAAGAAGCGGAGATATGCAATAACGCTGAGGACGCGATAGACTTCTTATGCTCTGACAGGCTGAACATCTATTGTGAGATGCTGGAGATTGAACCGGAGGCGCTAAGAGAGAATCTAATCAAAGAGCAACATAAACGCTGTGATGATTGTCGCATGTCGTCATTTGATCGCAGCAGGGAGAATAGATACCGTTACAATTTCAGGATGAACTATGAACTATATAGACCAACAGCTAGCGATTAGCTTTATCAAGGCGGGGCTGACACCCCGTCGCTTAGAGCAAACAGAGAAACGAAACGTCAATAGAATGGCTGAAATGGCTGGCTTTACAGGCGATCAGCTAAGGACAATCTTCGAGCGCTGGGATATTGAAGGCGCTAAGAAAAAAGCTCGTGACTTAAAAAAGGAGGCAGTATGAGAGTATTAGTTTTGTTGTTAATGTGTGGTGCCGCTAACGCATCAGTAGGCTGTTACACTTACGGCAGCATCACTACCTGCGGTGATGGCGTGTCCATCTACCGATTCGTCAACATGTCGCAAGTCATTACCCCACAAGGCTCGACCACCGTATATAATTACGATAACGGCAAAAGCGGGACTCGCACGATCATGGTACCAAGAAACTCTGCTCCCAAGCCCTACTTGGAGCCGTTGTTTGACACTCCCTTGCTGAAACCCTCGCTAGACTGATCTGAATAAGGTTAATGTCTTTGCGGACCTCGCTCATTTCCTTTGCTCTCAGATCGAGGCTTTTCTCCAAAGCCTCGATCTGATATACCTGCTCGCGCTGCGTGACGTACATGGTAATAGCAATGCCTAGCACTCCTAGTACCGCTTTGAGTAACTCGCTCATCCCTTAAACAACACACCAATGAGGCCAGCAACGGCTGTGCCTGTGACTACAATCTGCTCCATCAGATCAGGTTTTATAGCAATGCCCATCGAGGTTATCAGCATCGTAATCCCTCGCCACGTAGACGGTTGTTTTAGCTGATCTATTACCCATTGCATAATGTCCTCCTACGGATAGTGTTTGCGATTAAGCTCTATGTGCGGACCGTCCTTAAAAAACCTCCAATCCCCACCCCAGACAATCGGTACCCCTAGCTCTGTAGCAGCTTCCTTAAAGGCAGCGGCTATCTTTGCGTATAGCGGAAAATCCCAGCTAACAGCGCCTTTAGGTAGCGCCACAAAGTCAATAGCGTGGCCAGTAATATGACGAGAGCGCATGGTCCTGCTAGCGCCTTTCTTGACTAGATATGCCTGACGCTCCCTTGTGCGCAATCCCTCCGTTATCCTGAAGTCAATGGGAGTCAATTGAATCGCTCTCTTAACCACCTTCACTAGGTCAGGATGTACCCCAGTAAGGCGCTGTAATGATTTCTCGCTCAATGTGTATGCCATGTTAGTACCCCAGAGCCAGATAAGTCAATTTGATGTTGTATGTGCCAGCAGGGACTACGGCTCTGCAAATAATATCATAAACAAACCCGTTTACTGTGACATTGTAAACGGATAACATCGGGCTATATTGACCAAAGCTCACACTAAAATCACCCAGCGTAGCCAGCACTTGAAAGCAAGCTGTTGGGAATGCGCTAGAAAATGAGTCAGTGTAACTCTGTGATACGGTCGAACCCGTCGAGACGAAGGTAATATCTTTAACCTCACGGTAGAAACGGAATCCATTGGCGGAAGTAATAAAACCAGCACTAGGGGAGACGGATGTTCCAAACGTGTTATTAGCGTTAGTCCATGCTGGGTTAGAGTTGATTGTAAGCGCGCCGGACACGGCTAGATCACCGTCAATGACAGCATCATCACCTACTGTAAGGTCGTCAGTAATAACCACATCTTCAAAACGATCAGGAGAGGATGCAGGGGTGACGAAAGAATACTCGACTAGCGATATACCCGAATCAATTAAGCCGGTCACGGTCACTGTTGTCACATTCAGGGCAAACGATGAACTGATAACGCTGTGGACAGATACACCGCCAGAATCAGTAATGCGCAGCTTCCTATTGGGGATAAATATCGACCGATAGTCACCTGTTACAGTAAAGCTAGTGGTCGATAAGAAAGTCGGCGCAGCAGGGAATGGTACCCAATCTTCCGGTGCATCACTGCTAGTAATACCCGTGATGTTGTCATGCTCAGTGATGACAACACCGTGAGTCTGGCCATAGATCGGCCTACCCTCAAGCACAATCCGGTAAGGATCACCCGTTTTTAACCATATCGTTCCAGCACAAGCACCCCGCGCATTCAGTACAATGGGATTGGGCCACGGGACTGTTCCGGCTGAATCAGAGTAAGAAATAGACAGGGTGCTGGTTCCTGCCTCATAAAACCAAAGCAAACCGCCCGCTAAAAACTCGTTGTTATCAGTAAGCTGCGGCTCTTGAAAGACTGGGCAAAGTGAGGCCATGTTAGTATCCTGTAGCGAATGAAGCACCCGTAGCCGATGCTGGTTGACGTAAAGCTGATAATCCCCGTACTGCGGCCTGTCTAGCAGGTCCCGGTTGTTTCAGGGCTTGTTGAACCAAGAAATCCTGAACGGCTGGGGAATAGGCGCCTTGAGCACCAAAGTAAAAAGCGGCAGCTTTCGGTAAGCCACCTACACCCGCAGCAAACAGATCCCCTAAACCCAATCTGCCAGCAGTACCGGAATCAGGGTATTTGTTACCTAGCACCTCTTGCGCAGACCTACCCCATTCCTGTAGCGGCATTTGTCCGCTAGCAAAACTTGAACGATCTTTTGCTCTTAATGATTGCAGTAATTGGGCGGGCGTCATTAGCTCGTTAGCAACTGATGATGTTGTTGCTTGCTCAATGCGTTTCAGTTTCCAATAAGACGAATCGGCATTACGCAACGCTTGCTCATAATTTGGGTTCTGCGTTGCCATCATTTCATGGATTTGATGCTGCGCCTCTTCCATTGCATCACCCACTCTGCGTTCATCGGCAATACTGGATTTGGAGTAGTTTTCAGCTAAATTAGTTAGCTCGGAGTCCATTTCTTTAAGCGTAACGCCATCTACTCTTTGACCGGGCTTAAACCTAGAATAAACAACATGCTTTAAGATTGAGTCAATTTGATTTCTATATGATTCGCGCATGGTTTGCGCTAATTCACGAATACCCTGTAATCCAGCTTCCAGTTCTGGCGTCATTTCTCCGCTGGTGTTTTCGGTTAAGCGTCCATAAGCATCTTTGACGGCGCTTTTAACTTCTCTAAATCCTTCGGCACCGGGTTTTATTTCACCAATTTCAACTTTGATTTTTGGGACACCCGCAAGAGACGTCGGCGCAATTAAATCAGTTTCAATCGTATCCATGCCGCGATTCAAGTCATCAACTACCTTTTGCAGTGTCGCCGCGTTAAATGTTTCCATTCCCCGGCGATGCGCTTTCGTAATAGCAGCACCGATGAGCGGCACAGATTCCAGCTTTTCCTCGGCGGTCTTCACTGCGCCACCGATAGCTTGTGCGGCTGTTGGCCGTACACCTTCCTCAAACAATTCAGCAACACCCTTCTGAGCCACAGGGCCGCGCATTATCTTGCCCAGCCCCCCTACTAGCCCCTCACCCACGTATGAGCCTAGAGCAGCCTCTCCTGCGCTTCTAAGCCTATCTTCTGGGCTAATGGTTGCAGCAGTACCGGCTGCCGTAGCCGCACGTCCTAGCATGGTAGCTGGACCAAGCCCAGCGCCGGCCATGTAAGCGGGGGCTTCAGCGGCTATGCGCCCCACAGTAGCGGGCCAGCCTGCCTCTGACTGGTAGCGTTTCATGGCCTCGATTTCCGAGATATCGACTGGCTCAAGCTCAGACACCAAGCCTTTGATGCCTTTGCCCATACCACGTAAACCAATAGCAGCACCCTTAGCCATCTGCTCATACCACGGATCAGAGCGAGCGCTAGAGATATCTATGCCAATCTCAAACTTTCCCGGCTTATATTCTGGAACGGGTTTAGGTGCTCCATAGCGTGACCACGGACCCGATTCAGTCTGATACTGCTCCCACGGACCGGCCATTATTGTTTCTCCCAATTATTAGGATCAGCAGGATTACCACCCTTGAACATATAGCCAGATTCAACCTGTCCAATCTTTGGCTTGCTACCACGCTTAACTGATGGTGCTTCAGGTGCTTCTTCCTCAGTTGCATCATCTTCTGCTGCGTTCAATCCCTTAGCTAGTTCAGGGCTTTTCATTAGAGACTTGCGCAGTATACGGTTAAACATCTCTAATTGCTGTTTGCGGGTCTTGGCTGGGGTCGATGCTTCAGCGATATTACCAGCCGCTTCTGACATTTGCCGCTGCTCAAAATCAGATACAGCACCAGCACCCACTAATGATTTGGTGATCTGCTTCATCTGGGCGGCTACAATCTCAAGCTGTTTACTAGCGCCTAGCGCCTCAGTAGGGACACCGGCTATCTCACCTAACAGCTTACCTTTACCGATTGCCTCAATCTGGCCTGACATAGACTGATCAATCAACTTATTTAGTTCCGGCACTGTTGGCAAAGAGGACAGCACCTCCGCTTTTTGCTTACGTGCTTCAGACTGTGCCACCTGCGCCTTAGCTTCCTCCTGTGCCTTGGTCTCTGCGGCCTTTTCCTCGACCACCATCTGTTGACGCTGTTCAGGCGTGACAAAGCCACCACGTCGCGGCATACTCTGCTTGATAGCATCAGCCAACATAGCGCCTAAACGCTCTTTTTCTGGACCCTGCGCCTGTTGGTACATGGTACGCAGATTATCAATGTCAGCCGCCCCCATAGGCGCTTGCTGCATACCTTGCATTGCATCAGGTCCAACTACTTCAAACGGAGCAGCTTGCGGTCCCATAATGGGAGGCTGTCTCATGGGTCCTTGTGGAGTCATCTGTACTCCACCATAATACTGCTCGGCTGATGGTGCTGGCGGTAACTGGCGCTTATACTGCTCACGTCCCAGTTCAAGCTGTGATCCATATCCCATCTCACCCATCTTTTGCTGTGATTCAAGATGCTGAGATCGGTATCCATGCCCTGACGCGGCTCGCAAAGCCGCGTCAGGAGTCAGAGCGTTCATGTTAATTTGTGCGTCAGGAGTCAGTCCTTGCTGCTCTAGCTGTTGCAAAGCTTGACCCACAGACCTGCGGAACTTGTTCAGCGCTTGTCCTTCCGGCATATTGGACTGGATGTCCATGTAATACTGATCGCCATAAGGACCAATCGCATTAGCAAAGGCTTTACCCTTTTCCATCTGCATCTCTTGGCCTATCTTGCCGGTACGCATCCCTGACTCACGAATCTGAGCTTGTTTAGCCATATTCTCAAGCTGGGCTTGCTGTAGCTTAATCGCCATGTCTGGGCTGTACTGGCCGACAGAAGCAATGTCAGGCATACCCTGCGACTGTGCAAACAGTTCACGTAGCCTTTGAGTATTCTCGTAGTCCTCGAAGGTTTTACGCGCTTCTAACCGTTTCAGGTCCATCTCCATCGGCATCATCTGCGCTTGAGAGATGTTCTTGTAATAATCGAGCGCATTCGGCTGGTTCTGAAACTGCTGCTGCGCCTGAAGAAATTCCGCTAAACTAGCCATAAATTAAACTCCTGCCGCCCTTCTTGCGCGTAAATCATCAGCTGCTGATGGTGGAGCAGATGACATGCCCCCGCCACCATATTGTCCATAGATAGACATACCAGCCCCTAGCAATCCTTGAATACCTTGATTGATAGCACCAGCTTGTCCATAAGCATTAGCAGCTTGTGCATTACCATAACCCTGCATAGCTTCATTTTGCTGACCTGTAATGCCAGCACCAATCCGACCTAAATCAAGCGCCATGTTTACACCAGATTGGCCTAACGCCTGAGCAGCCCCAGCACCTCTGTTAGCCATGTTGCCGTACAAGCCAGCAGCACCTGATACTAAACCAGCCTGTTGTGCGTTCTGAGCTTGATTCTGAGCAAAGGCAGACTGATAGGCTTGCTGTGCTCTCTGCCACGCATTCTGGAAGCCCGTAGCGGCCTGTTTCTGTGCATAGTTACCAGCAGCCCGTTGTTGAGCACCGGATAACAAACCACCTCTAGCAGCCGCTGTTTGAGCCAATGCTTGTTGTCCCTGTTGTAGCTCAAACTGATAACCAGGCGTAGCTTGCAATTCAGCCAGATTACGCACCATCGGCGTATACAACGGAGACTGCTCATACTCTGCCATGCCGTATGGTTTCATCCATGCTGGCAGGTTCTGAGCATACATATCAGCCATAGCGCGTTCACGCTTTGCGCCATACGCACCCTGTTTCATGTAGGGCTGCATGGACTGATTGTACTGATTGTAGTATTGCTGGGCTTGCGTCTGCGTCAATCCATACATTTCACGCAAGTTTCTAAGCTGCATTTCTGCAATTTCTTTCTGCGCTTTTGTGGCCTTGCTACTCGCAGACGCACCCATCCCAGCCGATACACCAGACCCTACAGCGCCGATTGCTGCGCCAGCAAGAGCTACACCAGTCATGATTTATTCTCCAACAAAGTTACACGCTGCAAATACTGTTGATAAGTATCTGCGAAAATCTCTTGTTCCACGTCTTCTACATTGTCTTTATCGGTAGAATGAACGGTTAACCATTCAACATCATCATGACAGTAAATAGCCCTGACAGTACCGGCATCAGTCACCCAGACACCGGGAGCAGTGACGCTAGACTTGTTGCCGTGATGATCAAAAACTGTGCATGTACCGCGCAACGCAACGGAGACGTGTTGTGACATGTGGGTTTTAGTCACCACAGTTGTACCGGCTGGGCAGTAGATTCTGCGCCCATACAAACCCCTAGCGAAGTGATGGTCTAGCGGGGGATCAATCTCTGTCATACTCCCGTCTGCAAAACGATCTTCCATCGCACCCTTGAGAGCGTATATTTGCTGGATTGCGGGGTTAGTTATTTCTTGCATTATATTTGTTGAGCGGTAATGATGGCGCTGGGCGTAGCTGGGCGAATCGGTGCAACGTCTGAGGGAAGCGTTTCTATTGAAACGGCTGTGCTATCTGTACACCACATGATCTGAACATATTGGTTGTTTGCTGTTGTGGACACGATGAAGTTGAGTGCTGTAATCAGGTGTCCTTTGATAGCCCCGTGTTTACTCGGGACAGTAAACCGGCTGTTGCTGTTATCAATGTTAGCTCCATTAAAGCGAAACCAGATATCCACCTCATGCTCGGCTGAAGCGGTATTGACGAACTGAAAGCTAAACTGAATGTTATAGGTACCGGGGTACAGAAACGTGATCTTGTTGCTGTCTACTAGCGTGATACCGTTTGATTCAGCCGTATTATTACAGTTTACAGCATAAGCGGCTGTTGGGCTTGTGGACGCTTGGTTAGTCGTATCATAGAAAGACCCATAAGCCCCCACAGCACTACTAACCCATTGAGAGCCGTTCCAAACGACTAATTGGTTCAGGGTGCTATCCCAGTAGCGCTGACCTGTCCAAAGCTGGCTAGTGGGCCTCTCAGACGTGCTACCAGCCATTGTTAACGTCTTGATAACGTACTCTAAGCGACTAAACCATTGCGACCATACAGAAGCTAGCTTACCGCTAGCCTCTGTGATAACAGACTGGAATGGCGCGTTAGGGAAATTCATTTGCGCAGCAAGTCAGCAAGACTTACACCGTTCCTCGATACGATATTCGGGAAGCGGTCATCAAACATCACGTAATTGCGGGTACCTTCACCAGCGCCTCTTGATCCTTGGTCGAGATAGCGGATACCGGGGATGCCGAGTTCTGCCAATTGTTTACTAGCCGCGTCTCTTGATCCAAATTGAGACGCAAGATTATTGTATATCTGTTCTCCGGTTATTGGTGACATTTCTGCTCTAAGCGGCGATTCCTTTCCTTGTGCGGCAAACTTTTCTTTTAATCTTTGTCTGATTTCTGATCTGTTTCCGTAAACACTTTTATAACTTTGTTTCAGTAGTTCTTGAATGCTTTCTGATTGATTTGCGAATGGCGCATCCCAATCCAGCAAATGATGCTCACCTAACGGATCAGCCGCTTCTCTTGCAGCATCAGGCCATTTGAGCTCTACGTTGTAGAGGTGTCCAAGATCATCTGCTTGCGACAACATATCTTGATACCATTGGTCAGGCCTATTAGGATATACTAATTTTAACCCTTCTAACCCACCCCTTCTAGCAACATTCTGCGGTCCAGATACAACGTTTTTTGCATACTCTTGTGCTACAGGGCTATCAAAGCCTTGGCCAAAATACAGCCCATGCCCATACGCTTGTGCGCCCTCGCCTGTGCCGATCTTGCTAAAATCAAACTTAGTGTGGGCATGAGGGCTACCGTGAGAGGCGCGAAGCATTCCAGCCATGCCGGACAAGCCGCCGCCTAGATTGCTGGGACTAAACCCACCGGACCATTTCTCAAATTCTTCTTGCAAAACAGGATCGCCGCCGAAAAGACGCTCATCCTGTTTCTTGTTTTTCCACTCCTGAGTTTTAGCCCAGTTGCGGTAATCTTCCAATAGTTTTTGTAGTCCCATTACTTCGCCGCTTGTGCAATGTAAGCCGCTGCTCCGATGATAACGACCTTTATCGGGTCAGTAATACGGAACTTGAACACATAAGACCGAGAGACACCTAACCGTCTCCATTCTGCTCTGCGGAGGTACTGACCGATTGCACCCATCCTGATCCACATTTCTGTTCCGTAGGTATAACCACCATCACGGCTGACCTGTAGCATAATCTGCGGGTTGCTCCGCTCTCTGATAACAGTGCTATCAGATTCAAGGAGGATGATAGCATTATCCTCTGTTAGCAGAGCTTGATCGAAGTTAGTAGCGAGCGCGTCCTGCGATGATTCGTATTCGGATAGGGGTAGACCAACGCCCTGCTCCATATCGAGCCGTAGGCGGTAGATATGGAGCCTGTTGAACGTGCTGTTAGAAAATGTGTGTGGCGTAATCAGCTCTCTAACAATAGTATCGCCAGCATCAGTATAAGTGTTAGCGTCCAGTTTATACAATTTACCAGTTCGATAATCACTGACTACAATCTCATTCTTGAACTGCGCTCCCCATTGCGCGTAGTGACGGCCACCATTGGATGACAGCTCGGACCATGCTTGTGTACTGGCATCATATAGCCATGTCTTCCCCTCAGTCTGGAAGCTGATCTGATAGAACTCATGTCCGTTTTGACGGTATCCAAATGCAACGGCATCACCGGGATTCTGATACTGGCTAAAGAGATAATCTAAATCCGGGGTAGAAACGACAGTAGGGGCGTAATTCTGTACGCTGAAAACCGATAAACTGCCACGGCGGGTACGGCCAAGATAGAAAAGCATCCCACCACAGCGAGCCATAGACCAGCGAGCAACAACACCGACGTCGGTCGGTGATCCTGATATCCTTGCGAACGGGAAAGGAAAGCCGCCATTGTTTTGCCAATACTCCTGTGAAATAGTGCCTAAAAGAACAATATTGCCGTTATCGACTGTAACCGCCTCAAGGTTGTCAGTGTATGCCTCTTTGCTAGCATACTGTAACGGGTCCCAGTAGAACCCATCGTAATTACCGGATAGCCAGAATTGTTTGGTGCCGGTTACGTTGACGACAAAATAACTGTCAATGAACGCTACGGTATTAGCAACAGGAAAATCAACACCAGTGTAAGCATTAGTGATTTTGCGGAAGGTGTTGACGACTCGAATGTCACCCGTCGCTGCACCTGATACGGCGGTGTAAAAGGTCCATGTATTAGCCGGTACACACGTACCAATGCCTGTGGTCGTGGTAGCGGTTGCAGTAAAGACCGTCCCGTAAGCGGTTGAATCAGCACCTAGCCCCACCCAGTTAGCTGTACCGGGGACCGTGATGACGTACTCAGTGCCGATGACTAGGTTATTGGTCCCAATGACAAACGGAGGGTTAAAGACAATGTAAGCACCGGATGGAATATTCGCATCACCCTCGATGTTTACAATCTCATTTTCCTTGCGAGTGTGTAGCGTCTCAGTAACCGTGACTAGCGTACCTGTGCGGCTATATGCAAGGTCGCCTGTTGTCGGGGTGTAGATGTAGCCAGTCACCCCATCCACAATCATTAGCTGCAGGCCGTTGTCGGCCATGCTGACGTTGCCAGCCGTTGTCTCTAGCGTTCCTCGCTCGATGTAACTGCCATCACCCCGGACCTCAAGCAATTGGTCATAAGCAACGACAAACAGGGTGTTGATTGCCTCAAACCACCACATGCCACGAGCTGGCTGATTACCGAAATCAACAAAAGGAGAGAGCCCCGGCGTACCATAAGCGACCAGATCGGATTTATCATTATCGCGCCTGACCTCCATGTAGAGATTGAGTCTCTTTTGAGCTGAAATAGCCTTGGACCGGCCTGAGATGCCCGGTCCAAGTATCGCAAGTTCAGTGGTTGTAGGCATTAGTTGCGTGACTCAAAAAACTGTGATATCAAATAATGTCTGTAATATCTTAGCACGGCGCACTTACAAAAGCGTAAGTGATTGATTTATCTGCCGGTACTGTCGGCAAAAATATTATAACGCAAGAACCTACTTGACATTAAGGCGGTATCAGTCTGTAAGGTAACAGTTCTCTGATTCATGCGCTTAATAATTCTGAGCGCATTCTGAGCTAAAGCGACTGTGGTGGGCCTAATGTCAAACTGATATTCCTCCGCAATCCTGATGGCCAGATTGAATACAATGGCCTCCCAATAACCCGGAGGTAACTCAATATAACATGTCGGATCAGTAATCAGCGGTAATGGGGTCCATGAGGTCAGCGTAATCAGTGCTGGGCCTTGTGTAGACGGGTCGTTAGGTGCGTACAGCGGGTAGATGTACACCTCACCAATAGGGAAAGACGGCTGATAGTAGATATAGCCGGGGAAGTTCGTGCTGAGTGTTTTCAGCCTGATAGCGTTATAGTCATCATAGTTGAGTACCTGCATGGGGTAATCAACAGGAATGCTTCCGTTATTTAGCGTCAGATAAGCATCAATGATTCTAATGGGCCTAATGGTATTCCATGTCCCACCCAGGCCGATAGTGTACGGATTCTGGTTAGCGTTTAGCTGAAAGGCTTCACGCTTGACCTGATACAGCATCAGTTCCTCGACGCCCCACTGATCCAGCATCCGGTTCAGTGATTGGATGCCGTCAGCGAGTTCTGCCGCCGTCAGATCAGTATCAACGGCTGACACCTGAATCAACCGCATAGCAGCCCGCACAAGGTCCAAACCCGTGTATAGCTGGCCGACATTACTGGTTGAAGACGGAAGGATGCCTACGGGGTTAGCAGCCGCCCATGCGGCCGTGTTGTTCTGCCAGAGCGTGTCGGCCATTTCCCAGACGGTACCGGGAAGGTCCTTGATATTGTATATCCATGCGTTCTGGCAAAGGTTGCCGCCACCGATAACGATATCGTAGCTTATGGAGTTATCGACTACATAAAACGCGATGTTGTTATCGACTACAGCCGCCGGTTGCTGTATCTCAGTAGTACACGCAGCGTCAGAATAGATCGTGGTCAGTGTTTTAGTATTCTCGATGAATACCTGATAGACACAAGACCCTAGCTGGCTACCGGGAGGGGTCAGCAGGTCAATGGTGTAATACTTAGCCATTGTTAGCGGCCTCCAGTGCTTCAACCTTTGCTGATAGCTCTTTGATGGCTGCTACTAGGAGAGGGATAACGTCAGTGTAACGTAACCCCAGCACGTCTTCATCACCCATTAAGGTCGTATCTACTGCCTCGGGGAAAACATTCTCGAAGTCTTGGGCTATCAAGAATGATCGACGGGTCCCGGGTTCATCGGTTTTGAACTTACCAATAACGGCTCTTACGTCATTGAGTTTTAGCAATGCGTCATCAATCGGCTCAATAATGTCTTTTTTGGTTTCGTCTGATGCTGTTGTCCATGATATTGATCCCCATGTTAACTTAACTCCCTGATAACTACCAGAATTTTGTGTTATAAAAAAATCACCGCTAGCCGGTCCTATTGCCCATGTTCTGTTAGCTACAAACGGGTCATTGATTGAAACTGGAAGAAATGTGGGTAAGTATGACGTTTGGGTCTGTCCAAAATTATTGTTAAATCCAAATACAGATTTTTTTGCCGCCCAAAAGTTCTGATTGCTGTCTACCCTAATTCCTTCTCCCTGAAACGGATATCCGCCAGTTGATAATGTACCAATAACAAGTTTTGTTGGCAGGTTGTTTGTGGAAACAGGGCCATCAATTGCGGCTGTAATAAAACAGCCTTTTATATATTTCGATCCATCTGTGCCGTGATAACTAAGCTCTCCCAAATCATCGGGTTTTGCATTATTCTGAAGTGCCGCAAGACCAGATGCCGTCGTTGATCTTGTTTTATAAAAGCCAATCAATGAACAGCTATCATCATTGGATGACTGAATAACAGCAGCAGCACCACCAACAGTATTTTGACCACCTTGAGTTATCTGAACATTACAGTATTGTAAATCACCATAAGCTGCTCCAGACAAAACATTATTGATAGAGTTGCTTACAAGTAGATTTCCGGGTACAGTTGTTAAAGGTTTATTATAATTAGAGTTAACACCTGTGTTAATAAATGTCAGGTTGCCGCTAGTTGGGAATGCTGCATAGTAATTATCGTTTGGCGTATATTGATAACCGCCAACCTCAATATACATGGGGCCATTATCTGTGCCACGCGCAAACATGGTCCAGCTTAATGTTGTTGCACTGTTTGCGATGTAAAACTCACCAATATTAAAGTAATTGGCTGTCAGCGTGTTATTGGTTCCGCCATACGTGTTATATGCAGAGTTACACTGGAAGATTGTGTTTCCAGTAGTTGTAGGGACTGGATATCTAGGATACCAGTTACCCAAAAATGTTAATGCGCTTATAACGCCAGATGAAGCATTCGTGTATATAAACGGCAAATTGTTTGCTGTTGGCGTTACTTGCTCCAAATGAATTGCGTTAGCCGAGAGCGCGTTAACTCCGTCAAAAATTACAGCCGCTTGCGTAAATAAGCTATGTTCTGGATTTATTTGGCTGATTACGCATTCTGATTCATTGCCAGATAAAGCAAAAATCGCATTACATGTATTTCGTGTGGTTATATCCCATGCAGCACTAGACCCTGAACCAATTACTGAAGTCACGTTGACTGTAATGGTGTTTGTGGTTTTTGAAGTCACAGCACCATACATTGCGTTTAATGCGTTTGTTTGCTGCGCAACGGTCACAATCTGACCCACTGAAAAATCAGTGGTGTTAGGCGCTAGAGTTGTTGTAAACGTCTTTGACCCAGTGCTTATGGTTTGTGATGTATTTGACTGGGTAAAAGGAATGCCAGCCGCTAAATAAATGTTTGAATAAATATTGCCAGTTCTGTCTGTGCCATTAAAATCAAACCCGCGATAAGTGAAAAACTCTACCCTTAGATTGCTGAAGGTAGTTGAGAATACACTGCCAAGGCCTGTCGGGTTCCAAAATGCAGTGCCGCAATAATATGTCCAAACGCTATCAATATTGGAATATCT